GTAGCGCGTGCTCAAGCTCGGGGCGGGTGGCTTGCTGACCCTTGGTTTTGAGTGGAGTGATGTTCATGCTCGTAAACATCTGCCGAAGCTGCGGCACCGACAGCCTCGCAACAGCGCCTGCGGCCCGATCGATCTGTTCGGGCGTCGCTTCTTGCGGGCCGACGATGCCAGTCCTGATCCGGCCAGCAAGATCGGCCCCGCCCTTCGCCGCCCGCTTGGCCGGTGCCGCCTTGGCTACCTTCGCGGCGGCGGGGGAGGTGGGAGCGAACTTCTTGACCAGCTCGCGGACGTTGAAGCTGGCGTCGCCGGGGGTGCGCTCATGGATGGCAGCGAACTGGAGCCGCCCGCCAACGTGGAGACCGACGACGCTCTCGATCAGGTCCGACTTGGTCTTGCCTCCGCTCATAGCGGCTGCGGCCGGGGACACCTCGCGCAACTGGGCCATAGAGAGACCGCTGAGTATCTGCCGACCCTCGTCGCGTGAGGTCGCCGCGTCCAGTCGGGCGTGGATGTCCGTGACGTCGAACGCCGCCTTCGCCTGCGCGACCTTCGCCGCGGCACGTGACGTCGGCATCGGCTTGTCGCCATGCATAACCCGCCAAGCGTCTTCCTGGCTGATGCGGCCGCCGGTGTCGGTCTGATGCAGAGGCTTGGAGTCCTTCAGGACCATCGTCGGGCCCGTGGCCCCCATGCGACTCAGTGCGGCATCCAGCTCCTGCGGGGACACGCTCGTGTCGCCGATGAGGGTACGGACGTCCTCGACAGCGACCTTGGACGTGCCGGGGCGGGAGGCGTGGAACCGGTACGCGGCGCGGATACGGTTCTCAATGTCAAGGTTGCGGGAAGCGACGTCGCGCGCATGCCGTTCCACGTCGCGGGCCGTGACATCCTCGGGCCCCTTGCCGTGCTTGAGCCACACATTACGTATATCCGGCGTGAAGGAATCCCACACGGCGAGTCTCTGCTCATCAGTCGGCCCGGCAGGGGTGGGCGCGCCCAGCTGCGCACGAACACCGTCCGCGTCGAATGCCGCCTTCGCCTGCGCGACCTTGGCCGCGGCCGCCTTCGCGGGTACCCGTCCGAAACGAGCACTGGGGTCGGTACCACCGAGGGTCCAGCGGTACCGGTCGCGGACGACATTCTCGGCGATGTACTGCCGCAGCTCGGCCGGAGTGAACGTCCGATCCTTGGGCAGCGGCAGGCTGAGCGAACTCGCGACCCGGCGAAGGTCCGCTGCTGAGGTGACGTCCCCAAGGGCGGCGACGACGTTCTGGGTGGCTACTGCCGACTCGCCACTGTTGGCGAGGCCCCCGAGCCTTTCGGCCATGGCGCCCGGGTCGAAGCGGGGAGTTGCTGCAGTCGGCGTGGGCGCGCGGTCGGCAAGCCGGCCATCGCCGAGGCCGAACTTCCGACTGGCCTCCGCAGCGATGTGCAATTGCAGCCGCTGGCGAGATCGCGCATCCACAGGTACGTCGATACTGAGTGCTGCGGCGAGGTCGCGCAGCTGAGTCGGGGGCAAGCCGTGAGCGTCGAGAAGGCGAACGATCTCGCCTTCGCCGCCGCCCTGTCGGATCGCGTCCGCCAACTCGGTGGTGGGTGCGGCCTTCACCGCCGCCGTCTTCGCCGGGGCCTTCGGGGCGGCCGGATGTGCCCCGCCCCGCTCCTTCTCCGCCCACCCCGCGATGTCCGGGTGCCCGTTGTCCCCGGCCCACTTCTCCAACCCGGCCAGGTCGGGCTGTGACGTGACGATCCGACCCGGGTGGCCGGCGTCGTCGACCTCCCGCAGGACGGGCTTACGGTCAGCTGGGGCACCGGGGGTGAACACGGCCACGTCGACGCGCTTGCCGTTGTGGGTGATGCTGAACTTCGCCGAGGACTTGCGGGCATTGTCAGCCGCGCGGGCCGACGAAACCTCGCCCCTCACGTCGCCCTTCAACGCAGCCACGATGTCCTCGCGGGACGCGCCACGCTTCAACGTGATGCCCCGGGCCACGGCCGCCTTCCGCAACGGCTCGCGGTCAATGGGCTTGCCGTCGACGTGGAACGGGTCGTCCGGGCCGTCGCCTCTACCCCACGACTCAAGCGCGTCGGCGATCTTCTTGCCGATGCCGCCTGCGGTCCAACGGCCGCCGCCCTTGCCACCGGGGATGCGTAACTCCTCGGGGTGATACCCCGCCGCTACGTCAGCAGGGAGTTGCGACCCCACCCACTCATCGAGAGCATCAAGGATGGCATCGGCCAGGTCGTCGACGTCCTCACCGAGGGGTTCGGCCGGACCGTCGTCAGGGCCGGCCGGGTCCGGGTCACCGGGTGAACCGCCCCACGGCTCGATCGCCTCGTCCTCGTCATCGTCGGCAGACGCAGCCACCGACATAGCGCCCGTCGGTGTGGGCTCGGCCGGGGTCGCGCCAGGGCGCGGCGGAACGCCCGGGGCCTGCCCGGTCAGCGTCTCCCGCACCATCGACGGCAACGGCGGCGGAACCTTCGGCGCGTTCGGGTCCTTCGGCGGCAGGCCGTACTGCTGCCGGGTCGACTCCTCCAGCACCTCATCCGGGTGGATCACACCCGCGTCGATCAAAGACTTGATCGCCACAGCCGTCGCGGCCTGGCGGGAACCGATCTCGTCGAACACGATCCGCGGCGCCGGCTCATCCTCACCGAAATTGATATCGACCAGGTCCTCGACGACATGGCAGTTCGCAATGTCCGCGAGTTGCTGACCTACGGTTTGCACGCCAAGGGTGAAGAAGTCGCCGAGCGTCGCGCCAAGGGCGTAACTGCCGGTCCCCATCTGCTGCCCGAGGTTCAGGAAGTGGGCCAGGACCGTCTTGGCTATCGACTCGTCGTGGTACCTCACCGCCGGCTCGGCGTCGGGCAGGGTACCGGACACGCCGACCAGGTCCAGGGACGCGCCGAAAGGCACCGCCGAGCCGGCGGACTCTCCGGAACGCCACGCCGTGGCCATCGCCAGGCCGATCGCCATGTCCGCGGATGAGGCACCTTCCTGCCCTTTGTACACAGGGATGCCCATGCCGTTGCGCTCAATGGTCTGCGCCTGCACCCGCAGCAAACGGTCCTTCAGCAACCAGTTCTTGTAACAGTTGCGGAGAATGCTCGTTCCGAGCCAGTTCGCGCCTTCCTTGGCGTGGATATACCCCACCAAGCGGTCCACCGGGATTGGCATCGGACCATCACCCGACGTCGGCGACCAGTACTGCTCGATAGAGATCAGACCGCCGTCTTCGGCGACGTTTATCTTGTGGATCGACTTCGCCGGTCGAAGGGCGAGTTTTCGCAGGTGGGCGCGCTTGCCGTCCGCGTCGACCCGGTAGACCTGTTCAAAATACGAATGCCCCAACGGGAGCATCAGCAAAGCCTCGGACAGGTGCTCCTTCCACGAAAAACGGTCCCTGGTCCGCGGCGGCGGTTTCGGATTCTGCCCCACGATCGGCAAACCCAGGTCGTCGGCGACGAACTCCGTGACCTCCTTGCTCGCCCCGGCCGGATCAACGCGCCACGGCGTGCGCAGGACCAGCAGGTTGACCGCGCGCAGGATCGACCCGACCTGCGAGTCCGTTTTGCGCATCTGGTCGTAGACGTATGTCGACTGCGGCCAGACCAGTTCCGGGGTGGTCTCGTCCAGCCACAGCCACCAGAAGTACGGGTTGGCGAGCTGGTAGCCGATCTCCTTCATGGGCGCGGTGGCGACGGTCTTCGGGGCGGCGCCGGGGACGGACTGCTGGGGGTAGGTCACCGCGTCACCCCGATTCAGAAGCCGATAGACATGAGGGAAGTTTCGGAGTAGCCGCGGGCGTCGATGGACTCCATGATCGGGGCCGGGGCGGGTGGCTTCACCGGGCCGTGGAGGATCCACAGGCCCATGCACAACGTGATCGCAGCGTCGATGTGCCGCTTGCTCTTACCCTTGGACAACGTGAAGCCGCGGTCCTGCTCCCGCTTCACCGCCGCCTTGACGTGTGCCCCGAGCTCGGGATCACCGTCATGCACCACGCGACGATCCAGGATCAGGTCGAACGCCAGCCCGCACGCCGGCGCCATCCGCTGCGGGGACTGGTCGAACTGGATCGCCAGAATGCCCTCGTCCTCGAGCATCCGACCCGGCAGCTCGAAGAACCGCGGGTCGTAGATGACGCCCCGGAACTGCAATCCGGTGGCCTGCTTGCGGATGTAGTTGAAGACGTCTAGGTGATCGACCGGTCCGGCACTCGGGCGCCAGATCTTTGACATGATCGCAAACCGACCGTCGGGCAGGGTCTCGATCCGGGACACGGCGACCGAGTCGTGCTTCAGCGCCATGTCCACCGAGACGACGAACGGGTTTCGCGGGTCGGAATCCCACCGGCCCTCGCACGCACCCCACGCCCCGGGGTGGTCCTTCAGCCACGACTCCTCGGCCACATCAACCCACACGTTGGCGAAGTAGCGCAGCCACTCGTGCCGCGGGTAGGACGGCTGACCCCACGCGTTGACCCGGTCTTTCACCGACCACAGCACTCCGGCGGCGCCAGATGCGGCCTTGACGGCGATCTCCCGGTCGGCGGGGTTGTCGAAGTCGAGCCCTTCGGGTGCTTCCTGCCAGTCGAACAACAACCGGGGAGCCGTCGCCCGGTCGTACTCGGCCGCCTTGCCGCGCTTGTACTCCTCACCGAGCATCGAGTCGTTGACGTCGAAGCCGGCGGTGGAGATGCGCAGGATGCGGCCCGAGCCGCGCGGCGTCCGACGCTTCAGGGTCGACTTCCCGATGACCGTGTGGACGCGAGCCTTACGGGAACCCGGCGAGCCCCACTCGTGCAGCTCATCGCACAGGAACAGCGACGGCAGACCGCCCTCATTCGTCCCGGCAACAGCGGCAACCCGGAAGATCCGGCCCGGTCGCCCGTCGGCGAAGGTGATCTCGGTGTCGTAGA